AGACGAACACGCAGGGCGCCAACCGCGCGCATGACGCATGGGCCCGCCTCGAGCAGGCCAACGTCACGCTCGGCATCTGGCGCGGCGTACTCAAGTACGGCATCCGCGGCAAGGACATCAACGGCAAAGACGTTGACATCAGCAAGGTCTACCGCCGCGAGCCGGCGACAGACGATCTTGCCACCCGACCTCTGCCGTTCGACTTCAACGACTTCCTCAAGATCCGTCGGGATCTGATGGAGTGGTACTTCTACGCGTCGAGCGTGACCGAAGGCGGCAACGTGGTGCCGAGCTACGGCCGGATCAACTACCTGCAGTACCGCTACCTGCCGGTCACGATGAACGCGCAGGGCGAGTACGGCTCCATCGAGACCTTCGAGTACCTGCGAAACAGTGTCGGTGTCGTCAGCAATACCGACAACGGAACGCCGATTCCGAACGCAGACACCGCTCGTCCGTAAAAGGGGCTATAATCGCATTTAGGCGATTTGCCCCACCTACGGAGGACCAGTGACGCAGCAGGAGAAAAAGGCGGCGTGGGACGAACTCAAGGCCGCTGGCATCGAGTTCGATCGGCACTACCGCGACTACACCCAGGACGAGCTGGACAGGGCTGTCGCCCATGTCCGCATGGTCCAGGAGCAGGCCTTCCAGGACCTGCCCGAGATCCCGGACCCGCCGGCACCCGGCTCGATCCCGTACGCGGGACCGACCGACGAGTACATGGTCAATACGTCGAAGTCGCTCGACGACCCGACCGCGCTGAACATCCCTGTCAAGGGGCCGGCGGAGCACGCGGGCATGCGCCCGAGCTCACTCGACAACGACGTCCCGATCCGCACCGACGAGAACGGGCTGATCTGGTACGTCGACGAGGTGCGCAAGCCCAGCTTCGCGAAGCCTCGCGGCCGGCGCCTGGTCACGTACAACGACCCCGGCGTGAAGACCGTCGAGGTCCGCGACGCCACCGGCAGCATGGTCGAGAGCTACGAGATGCCGGGCGACGAAGGCTCGCGCAAGATGGAGGCCCGCATCACGCTTCCGTCTTACGACGTGGGCATCTACAAGGACCCCGCGTACCCGTTCAAGATCCACATCTACAACGAGAACCGCGGGTTCGACTTCTTCGAGGTCAACGACTACTACGGTGGTCCTGAGCTCGTCCCCGAGCCCATCAAGCGCATCTACGTCGCCAGCACTCTGTGCTACGACATGCGCACCGTCATCCGCGAAATCGAAGCGGAGTTCAGCCGCCTCAAGAAAGATGGAGTCATCGCATGAGTGCCAGCAACAACCGCAAGAAGCCGCGGGACCACCAGAAGCCGCAGCAACCGCTGCAGATGTCCGAGCAGGACATCGCCGACCTGCAGGGCCTGCAGGACGAAGCCGAGGCTGCGCCGAAGTACACGCTGCTCGAGACCTGGAGCATCGTGCTCGAGAACATCGAGAAGAGCAAGGTCGAGCAGATCCCGATCGTCGTCGCGAACAAGATCGCGGCGGCCTGGACCCGCCTCAGCTTCGCCGATGTCCAGAAGTACCACGAGCGGTACCACGACATCCTGATCCTGGGCCGCGACCGGATGCTCGAACTCATCCGGCAGAACCCCGGCTGCTTCAAGAACCTCGGCGAGCGCGGCACGGAGACCGCGGACGCGTTCGCCAACCGCGCGATCTACATCGAGCTGATGTACCAGTGGCAGCTGCTCTTCTTGGAGCTCGAGCACAACTGGGTGACCACCCAGCCGGATGCTGCCATCGAGCTCGCCGCCATCGCCGACGCCGCCCAGTTCCTGACCGGCGAACAGGGCCTGGTCGCCCATCTCGGCTTGCCGCAGGTGAACTTCCAGTACGGCCCCGAAGACCAGGCCGAGCTGCAGGCTCGCCTGGAGGCGGCCAGGGCTGAGCTGTGACCGATGCGAGTGGCGCGAAGCCCAAAGAGGATGAGGGCGTCGTCATCGACCTTGAGTCGATGGATCCGTTTGCGGCGCTCATGGACGCGCTGGCGCCTGACGTGGACGCAGAGCCGGCTGCAAAAGACGGATCTGCGGCTCCGGCTGCTCCGACTGGAGACGGATCACCAGCTGCTCCGGCTCAAGGAGCTCCAGCTGCAACAGGCAAGCCTGATGCACCGGCAGAGGGAGCTGCTGGAGGCGGAGCAGTACCGCCTGCAGACGGAGCCAAGCCCGCCGACGCTGACGCTGGTGCCGGAGCAGCCGGGGCCGAAACCGCTCCTGTGGCCGGAGACGGAGACATCGACCCTGTCACCCTCGAGCCCGAGTGGAGCGGACAGCTAGCTGCCCTCGAGACTCGACAGATCGAGGAGCTGACGTCACAAGCTGTCGCCGACATCCGCGTCGAGTTCAAGGGCTACCTCGATCGCATCGAGGCGCCGGCACGCAGCCTGGTCGGAACCAAGGTTCCGAGCCTGTCCAACCCGGATGTCGAAGAGACACTCAAGGACAGCCAGGATGCAGCCGACTGGCAGAACGCCGTGCGCGAGGAGCTCGCCAAGGAGGTCCGCCAGCGCGTCAGCCGTGGCCAGGATGAGTCGCAGCAGATGATGGCCGTCCTGACGGGCTCCATCAACCTGTTCCAGCAGAACCACGACATCATTCCCGGCACCAAGGGCTTCGACAAGGAGCTCGCCGAGAAGTTCGTCGAGCTGGTCGAGCCCTACGAGCTCCGCGTCGAGGACAAGCTGGTCGGCTACAACATCGACGTCCAGCCGTTCCTGACCAAGCTCCGGGCCCAGCTGGTCGCGGCCAGAGCTGCGGTCAAGCCGGACGAGAAAGCGCCAGAGCCGACCGCACAGCAGCAGCGTGCGGCATCTCAGGAACGCACCCCCGAAGGCCAGTTCACCCAGCCACAGGCCGGGATCCAGAGCAAGGCCGGCGGGGGTGGCGACAACAAGGAGGACTTCTCCACGTTGTTCGGCACCATCGGCCTGCCGGACTTCCAGATCTGACATGGCCGACGTAGATCAGGGAGAGCGCCGCTCACTCGATATCCAGACAGTCATCCTGGGTATGATCGCGGTGCTCTCCCTGGCTCTGCCGGTGGTCGCATTCATTGTGGCCATCGTGTTCCTCATCACGCACTAGGAGAAGCTCGTGGCCACTCGCATCCTGACCGCTGCTGGCGTAGCGTTCCTGTTCATGATCGTCGCCGTTCCGTTGATCTGGTTGGTCTACGGCCAAGCGTTCACCGGCGCCGGCTACCTCGAAGGTCCGTAGTGGCCAGCTTCCCCGTCCACTACAAGCCTCGGCCCTACCAGGCCGAGCTTCACACGATGTGGCGCGCGAGCCGCATCGGCATCGCTGTCATGCCGCGACAGAGCGGCAAGGACGTAGCGATGAGCATGGAGATGGTCGAGCGGCGGCTCCGCACGCCGAAGACCACCGGCACGTACATCAGTCTCGACAACCCCATGATCCGCGACATCCTCTGGGACAAGACCTACCTCGACCCGCAGACGGGCGAGTACATCCAGATGCTCCAGGACAACGTGCCCTACGGTCACGCCGAGTTCCTGGACACGCGGATGGAAGTCAAGTTCGCCAACAAGAGCCGGCTCAAACTGCAAGGCTACTTCCAGAACGGCCGCGACAAGAATGGTGTCGGTACGTCCTTCCAGGACTACGCTTTCACCGAGCTCGCGCTGTTCAACCGCGAAGACCCGCTTCCGCGTCTGATGCCGATCATCACCTCCGGAGCGCACGGCGAGCAGAAGCGACTGATGGTCGCCAGCACGCCGCGTGGCCGCCGCAGCAACCCGCTGTGGCAGCTGATGGAGAGCATGAAGGGCAACCCCGACTACCAGCTCATCGTCCGCACGATCGACGATCTGAACGAGATGATGTTGCGCGAGGGTCTGCCGCCCGTGCGTAGTCAGCAGCAGCTCGAGCTCGACCGCGAAGGCTACCTGCGGCGATTCGGCAACGACCGCATGTTCGAGCAGGAGTACTACGTCAGCTTCGACGAGATGGACGCCGCGGCCGTCTACGGTGAGGCATACATGCGACTCATCGCAGAGGGCCGCGACGAGAACTTCAACCTCAACCCAGGTCACCCTGTCTACGTAGCCTTCGACATCGGTGCCTCGGGCCTCCACAGTGACGCGACCGCGTGGGTCGCGTTCCAGTGGTACAACGAGAAGCTGTTCCTGTTCGACGCCGGCGAGGGCCACGGCAAAGCTCTCCCGGAGTATGTTGACGTGCTCCGCGAGAAGCCGTGGTTCAACAAGATCGCCAAGATGATCCTGCCGTGGGACGGTGACCACCACGAAAAGGCGGTCAACACCACGCCGGCCGACATGATGCGAACCAAGTTCCCCAACGTCGCCGTGCTCGCCAAGAGCAACAAGGTCTACAAGATCCCCGGCTCTCGCCAGGGTGACTTCGACCTGATCACCGACATCCAGCAGGTACGGCTCGCGCTGTACAACACGATCATCCACAAGGACAACTGCGACTGGCTGCTCGAGTGTCTCGAGAACTACAAGTACGAGTTCAGCAACAAGCTGCAGGAGTGGACCGGCAAGCCGCTCCACGACAAGTACTCGCACATGATGGATGCGCTGCGCTACGCAGTGCAGGCCACCAAGGAGCTAGACTTCTTTGGTGGCAACTTCTTCGACACCGTCGGCAGCGGCCGCACGGTGAGCGAAGACTACACTCAGGATTGGAGTGGCGTATGGTCACGTTGAAGCGCAGCAAGGGCGTACCGGAAGCTCTGCAGTACGTCGCAGACCATCCGGTCCAGAGCAACGCCGACACGATCGACGTGCCCGCGTGGGAGCTCATCGCCCGCCGCCTGTTCCACGTTGCCAACAACCCGGACACCCGCGTCCGCGGAAGCCTTGGCCGTGCCAGCACCGCGCAGAAGATGCTGCTCGACAGGCTC